CTTGACTTTTAAAATATCAGGAATTGGTATCTTTCGGGGATTGATCCCGGCCATTTGCTTCATGAAGAACGGGGTATTATACTTCATACATTGGTAGTGTAAAAAAGATGCCCATTTTGTTTCCATCCCTCTAAAATTAGATCCGGATTCACCACCGCATATTATCCAATCAATTTTATTGCCAGTTAAAAATGGTTTATCAGCAAACCAGTATTTTTGAGTTCCTTGAAACGGATACAGGACTGTATCATCAGATAAATAAATTTCGGTTAAATCAATTTCTTCAAGCATGGGTTCGCAGCTGACAAAATGAATAGCAGCATCAATGTTTAAAAGTGTTGGGATTCTTGCCATGGCCATTTCCTGATTTTCAGCAGTAACCCCCAACCAGACATTTTTTAACGGCCAATCATCCGGCAGCCGGTCCTTGATATTCTCAGGCCTTTTTGTAAGGATCTGGTAAGTTAAATGGGGGGTTTTTCTGATAACTTCCCACGCTTCTTCACGCCACGGGTCCACTTCTTTTAAAAAGAAATCTGACCAGCTGCATGTAAAGACCATGGCAGGATCTTTCCAGGAAAGAGGGGAGAAAAAAGTTTTATCACTGGATCGATGTATATCCGATCCATCCTGGCCATATCTTTTTTTATCCCGGAACATGTAACAGTTTTTACAACCCGGGCTTACCTTTTTGCATCCTTGCCAGCAATTCCAAGTTTTATCTGTCCATGAGATTTTTGTTTCCTTGCCCATCTTATTTATCCTCCTTGTTCTCTATTAGTGATTTTAAATCTTTAACTGGCCTTTTTCTTGCTATAAGCGTATTTGATATTTTGGTGTTGAATAAATCCACGGACCTCTTTTCCTACTGTCTCATAATTTCCCTTCTCCATGGCATTTGGCCAAACTGAAAATTTAGCTTTATACCTCTGGCTTGCAGCACCTTCTTTCCAGCCCTTGTCACGGCAATAAGTGTTTAGCTGGTTCAACCAGGATTGCTTTTCTTCTTTTGTATAAGTTCTGTTATTTTTGCGTTTCAGTTTTTCGAGTGTACCTTCTTCAACCTCAACATCTTGAATAAAAGCTGGTTTAAATCCGCACCTGGGGCACTTCTGGACACCGGCAGGCTTTAAGAAAGAACATGACGGGCAAACCTTTGGTAATTTTTCTGGTATTTCTTGTTTCTTATTTTTTGATTCCTGGTGTTTGCCGTCGTCAAGTTCATAAAATTCATATTCATCCGGGAAGCCTAACCGTTCAGTTATACCTCCATGATCAAGTACCAGGCAATCTTCTAATCCTGGATGTTTTCTTAATCCACGTCCGACACCCTGACAAAATTTCATAATAGACTTTGTTGAAGTGGCGAACACAACGCAGGAAACGTCAGTTACGTCGAAGCCTGCAACAAGCATTTCAACACTGATAATCACCTGGAACTTATTATTTCTGAAATCTTCAATTATTTGATTTGCGCCAATCTCAAACTCAGTATTGTCCTTGCGCATATAACCGTTAATTTCTCTTGCTTTTATGCCATGACTTAAAAACTCTTTTTCCAAATGCCTGCTATGCGCCACACCTGCACTAAACACAATAGTCTTTCTATCCTTGGCAAACTTCAACCATGTTTGGATTATATCGGCAGTCAGTTTTGGTTTGTCGGCTGCTTTCTCAAGATCGTCTTTTTTATAGTCCCCAGCTACAATTTTCACACCGGATAAATCTATTTGGCAAGGCCCATAAATATCAAACCGTTTTAGTATGCCTTGTTTAATAAGTTCTTTTATAGGCACTGGATGACACAGTGCTGTGAAATATTTTCCAAGTCCCGGGGTAAAAGGTGTGGCTGATAATGCAATAAAGAAAGCGTCTGGATTTTTATCTAAAATATCTTTATGTGTTTTAAAAAATACTTGAATTTCATCAAAAAAGAAAATATCAAAATCGTCCTGCCCTCTCTTGGCAAGTGTCTGGATTGAACACACTTGGACTGGTCTATCTGGAAAATAGTCGGGATGCTGGCCCTGGATAACTCCATGCATAATGCCTTGGATATTAAAAGCCTTTGATGTTTGTTCAACAAGATTGATGCGGTGGCATACAAAACAGCACCGCTTTTCTTTTTTCAGTGCTTGTTTGATTATCTGGATTGCTATCTGTGTCTTCCCTAATCCGGTACCGGCCATAAGGACTGTGCGCTTGTGATATCTGATTGTCTCTCTCAGTTCATTAAGGATATACTCTTGGATAGGATAGAGTTCAACCACCGCAGCTTTGTGTTGGTTAAATAGGTTCATACATTAAAAATACCTTATTTCAATTCGTTTTTTATTTTTAACCATATTTTTCCAATCTATTACATAAAATTCTGCTTGCCCGTCTTGTTCTTTTCCTGTTTTCTTGAGATAGCAAAATCCATTCTCAATCATCCAAAAAATATCTTTTGTTTTAGTTAAAGCAAAAGACAATGGAGCGTTATTGCTGATATATCCTTGAAATGTTAATATCGGATATAAAAACTCATTATCCATAGCATAGGTTCTTTTCTCATATTCAGTTTTAGCACCTGATTCCCTGGTTTTTCTAACAGTAAATGTATCCCAAGATTTTCCATGCTGTATTCTACTTGCTACACCACGAACACCAAATTTTTCATCGAAATGCCAGATGTCTATTCCTGCAAGCATATCAAGAGTTTTTGCCATTTCATCTTTTGTAACTCCTTCGACTACTTCAAATTTACCTTTCAGTATTTTTAATAATGGATCTCTAAAATGTTTCTTAAAGGCAATTGAACTTTTTTTCAATGCTGTTTTAAAATCATCCAATTTTACATCCTCTTTGTAATGCTATTTCAAGGTTTTCTTTTGAAATATCACCACCATTTGCAAATCTATTAAGTTTTGATGCTGCCAGTAAAAAAGTGCCTGTGCAGCAAAAAGGATCTACAACTATATCGTTTTCTTTTGTTGTATGCCTAATAAGTCTTTCTGCTATTTCAATAGGTTTCTGCCAAGCATGGTATCTGTCGCCTTGCCTACCATCAGGTGCATTTATACTTTGGACTGCCCATTGTTCATTTGTTATATCAATATTTAAACTACCTGCATCAGCCATTTTATAAAAAAGAATTGACTGGTAATTAAGCTTATATCTATCCTTTGGATTCTGACCCAGTGTGTTTTTATACTCCCATACAAGTATCTGCGTTGGTAATGCTGTGTTTAAATATGCCTGTACTTCTTCTGGATATGCACCAATAAAGACAAAAGCGTATCCTGTTGACTTAACTTTTTTTAACGCCAATGGCAGCCAGTTTTCAGCAAATGCTTTTATGTCTTCAATCTCAGTGCTGTATGGTGGATCTGTTATTAATAAATCAATGCTACCATCCTCAAATATTGACATAAGCTCATTTGCATCTTGGCATTTAACTACTGGTTGTGTTTTTAATTCTGATTTTAAGGTTGCTTCGATTGCTGCTTTTGCTTTTTCAAGCTGGCTTTTCTTTTTATTTAGATCAATATAAGTTTCAACATATTCAATATCCGGTACAACTTCACCGGATAATAAAAAATCATCAACTTTTGTCTGGACTAACTCGGCGTTTATTTTTTCACCTGTCCCGACAACTTCAGCCCAAACTTTTATTCTTTCACCGTTGTGTTTTAATTTGTCAATTAATGGCCTGCATTGTCCCTCATTTTTTGGTAAAATGACTTCTGGAATGTAGCCAAATTTATCTTTTTTGGCTACATTTTCAGGCTGATTTTTGACAGCAATTTGCATAAATTCTGCTGCCCTAATTAATCTGTATCCACGATCCCTTCCAAAACCCCACCGATCATCTAAATATTTTTCAAAAGTACCATACTTTTTCTTGTGTAACCCCTCATCACGGATTTTTAATAAAATAAGACTATTCACATACCATGCTGCCCTCTGGTTAGTTTCCATTTTGTTTTCAAGTTTCTTTAAAGATGCAGCCATTATTTTTTAATCCCCTTCAAGTATTTTTCAACCGCCATTCTGATAATACAGCCAATAGAACGCTGATCCTTTTTTGCCAATGCTTTAACCTTTGCCAGGTTTTCTTCGTCAATCCTGATTGTAATTGTTTTTTTCATGGTTTTATACTATCCTTTTTTGTATTATGTTGCAAGCATTATTTGTTTTAAAAGTGATTATAATCACCTTTAGAAATCATAAATATCCTTTCGCTGATTTTAATATTTTTTGAACATACTGATATGCAGGGCTTGAAGAATCACACCCTTCCCAATCAACGCATTGCTCTCCTGCCAATCTAGCACAAACAGCATTGTTAAAATCACTATAATACCCAAGGTGGTAATTTTTTCTGCTTATTATGATATATGCTTGCCATTTTTTTATTTGTTTATTAAAATAAATACCCTTAACGCCTGATGTATTATTTTTAGGATTCCCACAATTTCTTGAATTGCATTGTCTGCTTACTATTCTTAAATTATCGAATTTATTATTTGATTTATTTTTATCAATATGGTCTATCTCATTTTCTGGAAAATACCCTTCCATCCATAAAAAAATAAGACAATGAGCATAATAGCCTCTATAACCAATTACTATAATCCTATAACCACTTGGATTTTCGTACCCGGCTATGTCACCAATTTTTGTATTGTTGCCGCATGATATCCTGCGAACTAAAAAGCCAACTTCTGGATTATAATAAAATAATTCTTTAAGCCTTGCCTGTGTTAATTTTTCTCTTTTTAATCCCATAGTCAATAAATCTCCTGATAACGTTTGAAAGCGACCTATCATCTTTCAATGCTATCTCTCTGAGTGTTTTTAGTTGTTCTTTTGACAATCTAATTGTCAATGTAGTTTTAGTTTCCATACTTTTTATTATACTCCAATTTCTTTAGATTGCAAACGGTTTCTTTTTAAATATTATTTGTTATAATTTTGTGCTGATTTCAACAGGTTATTAATATCAAGCTGCCCAAGCGCAGGCTGGCAAGCCGCCGCCTCAAGATACACCTCTGCTTCTATTTCCGTGTATGATAACCCCTTGGCGA